ATGGATATTATGAATCAAGAATGGCGCGATGGTCTGAAAGCAAGACTTGCTCAGAGCGACGCGACGGTAAGTTTTACGAAACTGAATGGTCAAGAACGTGTGATGCGCTGCACTCTACAAGAAGGTGTCATTCCTCCATACAGTGAAAAGGGAACAAAGACAAAACCACCTAGCGGCGAAACTCTCGCAGTCTGGGATCTGGATAAGAATGAGTGGCGAGCATTTCGTTACGACCGCATCACTTCTGTTAAATTTTAGGGCTTGACTTTTCCAGCAAATTATAGTATATTGGATATATTATGAAGAAAGGTGAATCTATGTATAAGTTGAAAGTTCCTGTTGCTGATTCTAAGGCCATGGGTGTAGAACCTATCTGGTCTGACGGTTATGAACCTGCAAACTATCAGTCTGAATATGGTAACGCATTGAACTGGTATAACTTCATCGTTGACCAGAAAGATTGTCGTGCGTTTCTCGTCGACTGGTTCAAGGGTGACGCGACCAAACTCAAAGCATTGTCCCAGTTGTCTGACAAGATGCTTCCTCGGACATATGCTAACAGCGCACGTATTGCTATGCGTGGATTCCCTCTCACCGATGAGCATAAGGCACGCATCTGGGAAAAGGTTGAAGAACGAATCAGTAAGAAAACTGTTCTGATTGATGATGAAGATTCAACTCCTGAACCTGTTGTCAAGGTTGCTAAGAAACCACTGATTGCGATGAATTTCATTGTATCTGATGTTGATGATGAGATTGAAAAACTTATCAATGGTGAAGATACTCGCACCGTCTCGCAGATTCTAATCCCATACCGTCTGACAGATAAGAACTATCTTGACTGCGTAGAAAAGATTGAACCTATCCTTGCAGAATTTGCTGAACTTGTAGAAGTTCGTCGACTCCCCAAGAGTCAACTGACTGATTCGCAGGAACAGTTGCTCGAGTGTTATTCGCATTTGACAACCATGAAGTCTGTCAAGGATATTGTTAAACTGCTCGAATCATACATCGGTGACCTCAAGAAGTCATATGTCAGCAAGCAGGTTGCCAAGGTTCGTAAGAAGAAACCAAAGGATAAGTCCAAGTTGGTTCAGAACCTAAAATTCCTCGTGACTGACACTGCACTTGATGTTACCAGCGTCGAACCCATCAACCTGCTAAACTGCAGTGAAGTGTGGACTTTTGACACTAAGACACGAAAGATCTCTAAATACTTCAGTCCAGTTAGCGGAAGCATCACTGTTAAGGGTGCAAGTCTTGTAGGATTTGATGAGAACTTTTCCAACTCACGACTGCTTCGTAAACCAGAGACTCAAGTAAAAGAATTTTCTGAACTGAAGAAAAATGACTTGACAAAATGGTACTCAGCCGTTAAGAGTAAGAGTGGACCTGTGCGTGCACGACTGACTCCTACTACATTAATTTTGAAAGTGTTTTAATGAACGATAATGGTGATAATGTTACTTACCTGAAGACGAATGTAATTAAAGATATTGACAAAGAATCTCTAAGTTATTTCCTCCAAGGTGCAACAGAATATGCAGCATACCAGGATGCTGAGGCATTCGCGCAGGCCTGTTTGCGTGGTATTCTTATGGCGACGGAGAAAAAGATTGGTCTGCGCGACGAGAACTTTCATTCCGACGCTGCTGTTATCGCCGTTATGATTACTGGTTTATACATGCGTCAGGCAGGAGTTGAGTGTCCTGAGATTAATATGCTTAATGATGTTCGTGAAGCATTAACTGTTACGAAAGAAGATATAGAATGATTGTTGTTGATTTTAACCAGACTGCTATCAGCAGTATGATGGCAGAACTAGGTGGTCGTCGTGATGTAGAGGTAAATCTGCCTCTCATTCGGCACATGATCATTAATGCCATTCGTTCATATAAGAAGAAGTTTGGTGCTGAGTTCGGCAACATTGTGATTGCTTGTGACAACCGTCACTACTGGCGTCGTCAGTATTTTCCTAACTATAAGGCGAATCGTAAGAAAGCACGGCAGGAGTCTGGTTTTGATTGGTCTGCTATCTTCGAAGCACTGCACCAAATTCGTAGCGAGTTGCAAGAACACTTCCCGTATCCTGTAATCGACGTTGATGGTGCTGAGGCAGATGATGTTATCGCAGTACTCGCCGAGTATAGTCAGACCATGAACACTGATGGTCTCATGCCTAGTGCTGAACCTTTCCTTGTTTTGTCTGGTGATCATGACTTCCAGCAACTACAGAAGTGGAGCAATGTGAAGCAGTATGCTCCTGTTCAGAAGAAGTTCTGTAAGTTGAAGGAATCACCTGAGGCAGTTCTCATGGAACATATTATCATGGGCGATAAGGGTGACGGTGTTCCTAATATCATGTCTGATGATGACACATTCATCAATGGTCAGCGTCAGCGTCCTATTCGCAAGGAAGCACTTGCATTGTGGAAGACTCAGAAACCTGAAGACTTCATCAACAATGACGAAATGTGGCGCAACTTCCAGCGCAACCGTGAACTGGTTGACCTGTCGCGCATTCCTGAGGACATCAAAGTAGCGATTATAGATAGTTATGAGAAACAACTTGGCGGAGATCGCTCAGGTCTGTTGAACTATTTTATCGCCAATCGTATGAAGCAGATGATTGAACTGGTGGATGAGTTTTAAGGTATACAGAAATATCTTTACACCTGATACATGTGCGGAACTCATTGACATGGTTCCCACATTATCGGAGAATTTTACAACATTTGCAGGAGTTGAAACTCTTAGGCGATTAGAGTCGACTAGACGTTCTGATGTTGCATTCTATCTACATCAATTATCTGAAACAGAGTCGCAAAAATATTGCGATATGATTTATTCAAATATTCCTAAAGTCAAAGCAACTGCATTTAGAATTATGCATTATCCCCCAGGATCTTGCATTCGCGATCACCGCGATACTTGGGCAAAAATAGATGGCGAATCTAATTCCGGATTAATAATTCAATTGAATGATCCTAGATCGTATAAAGGTGGATATCTTGCGATTGAGAGAGAATTTATAAATCTAGATATCGGCGATGGTGTTTATTATGGGTATGAAAATTTACATGGAGTTTCGACTATAAAGGAATCAGATCGTTGGATTCTGAATGTTCGATTATTCACAGAGAAATAAGATGCAAGGATTCGAAAACGATAAATTCATATTTTACACGGCAGGTAAAATCGGAACAAGGACACTTATGAATACTGATGGTATTCACGATCTTACCAAACCTGGAACTATTACTGAATCCCTGCGTAGAAAAACTCTCGAAATAATTATCAACCGCAAAGAAGTTACAGACAAACAGATAGTAATTTTGATTCGCGAACCTGTATCGCGGTTTCATAGTGGATTATTTGAACTTATTGGTAAGATTCTAGGAGGTCCATATATTCGACAGATTATATCTCGAGGCGGAGATATATCTTTTCTCGATGATTCATCTTTTTGGGACAAGGTTATAGAACAATGTTTGCGGTTTTCCCCTGTAGTATGGTCACCAAACGTCGAATTTGATAGTCACAGGTGGCAGTATCATATTGGTAACTGGTTGCTTGATGCAGAAACAGTGTCAGAAATTTTTGCAGATAGTGTTATCTTGGACATTAAAGATCTTAGCGATTTCTTAGAGAAGAATAGTATACCGAATTCACACTTAAACAAGTACTCTAACATAGTTCCTGAAAATTATGAATATGATACTAAAAAAGTATTTGATGCATTCATTCAGGGGTTAGAGTCATTACCCAACAGAGTTCCACGGTTTACCAACTATCTGGCACCCGAAAAAGAGTGCTACGAAAGACTAATAAATAGTCCACAATATTATAAAGTAGGATGAATTAATTATGGCACAAAGACTACCACCCAAGAAATTTAAGCAAATAGATGAAGCACTTGATTGGGCATGTGCGGCAGAAACAACTGACGAATTGCGCGAACGTGTGAGAGCAGTCTCTCTCGGCAATTCTGTTCTCATGCGATTTGTTGCATGGGGTGTTGGATATGAACAAGGTCCATACAATCTTCCCGAAGGTCCAACTCCATATAAGGATGAGGGACTACCTGCTAACATGGCAGATACAACCATCACCCAAGAGTTTCGTCGAATTTTAACTCTCTTACCAGAAG